GGATAGAACCTCATCTATCCAAAATTCGCTGCCATCATCTAACGGTCAGGATATATGGTTTTCATCCATAAAATCGGAGTTCGATTCTCCGTGGCAGTACTTTAAACATTTTTGTACTTTTACTATAGATTGAGATATTTATAGTAAAAGAACAAAATGGCGAGAAAAAAACCACATATACATTACATTTATAAAACAACTTGTAATGTTACAAATAGATTTTATATCGGAATGCACAGTACCACTAATTTAGAAGATGGTTATTTGGGTAGTGGAAAACGATTAAGATATTCTATTAGAAAATACGGTAAAGAAAACCACACAAAAGAAATTTTGGAGTTTTTACTAACAAGAGAAGAGTTAGTTATTCGAGAGTTAAAAATTGTTGATAAGATTTTAATCTCCGATAAATTATGTATGAATCTTAAAGAAGGTGGTTCAGGTGGATTTACAAAAAAAGATTGGGAAAAGGGTCAAATAGCGTCTAGTATTCTTATGAAAGAAAGATGGAAAGACCCGGAATATCGAGATAAAATGATTCGTGTAAGACAAGAAGGAGTAAAAAAACTACATAAAGAGGGGAAGATTAAGTATGATAATTTTAAAGGGAAAAAACATAGCCCCGAATCTATTGAGAAAATGAAAGAATCTCGAAAAGGACAAGGTAATGGGGAAAATAATTCTCAGTATGGGACTTGTTGGATAACAAATGAAATTGAGAATAAAAAAATATTTAAAGGAGATTTAATTCCGGAAGGATGGAGATTGGGAAGGAAAATAAATAATGGGGGTATCGTATAAAAGCAATTACAGTGGTTTTGCAAATCACAGAACACGGAGCGTTACCGTGTACCTCCACAAAAATAAAATAAAAAAAGATTTGGTAGTTTAAATTGTTCTACCTATCTTTGTTGAGAATAAAAACAAGGTCTATTAGTGAAGAAGCATCATCCAACACTGTCACTGTTGAGTAGACGGAGCGTTACCGTCATAGACCGCAAAACTCAAGATTAATTACCTTGGGAATGGATGATTCGAAGCATCCGATTGATTATAGTGTAATGGTGCACACCATCCTCCAAAACAGGGTTCGAGTCCCTGGAACGTGGGCTTCTCAGGGGAAGGGAGATTAAGGTTCAAATCCTTATTAGTCAGCAAAATAAATAATACATCGCGAGGGGGGGGTATAGTATCCCATCGGTCTCATAAGCCGAACAAAGCAGGAGCGTTACCTGCCCTACGCTACTAATTTAATAACTAAATCCGTATGGCTACAGTAGCAAAAAGGTCAAGACAACAAAGAGTTCTTGAAATGTTGGAGAAACAATTAAAAAATGGTGTAAAAACCGAAAAAGGTACTATGGATACCAAGATTCCATTAACTGATTCTGATGTGAAGAGAATCAACAAAGAGATTGACACTCTTAAAACAAAAGTGTAACAAAATAGATGATTAATTTCATCTAACTGCGAGTGAAGTGTTTCGGTAGCATCTCTGACTTCCAATCAGATGGGCCGGTTTCGACTACCGGTACTCGCACAAAAATACAACACGACGAAAATAGGTTAACCAGCACCTGTTATCACGACACCTATAGTATTCAGAAAGTACGTATTATCTGTTTTGCGGTGAGAAGGGAATAAGTCCGGATTAGCTATCCACCTGATGAAAACCTTAAGTCGGATTGTGGTGTTGCTCCACAGCAGTGTTTTATTTTAAATTTTATATTCTGTTTGACGTTAGACAGTATGGTGCCCTCGATATCTCGGAAACACAAGTGGGGAAGGAAGTTACTCACCACATACAGAAAACATAGATTCGTATGTCTAACGAAAGGTTAAGTGAAAAGGTCGGCATTCGTTCCAACGTTGCGACAGACTATAATAGGGGAGTGAAGGGGTTTGGGCCTTCACACTTAATTACCAATCTATGTCGGTAACAGAATAAATTGGCTCCATCGTTCAACGGATAGGACATTTCTCTTCTAAGGAAATTATCGGGGTTCGAATCCCTGTGGAGTCACATCAATTGCCTTGGTGGTGGAACGGTAGACACGCTTGTCTTAGGAACAAGATTTTGAGGGTTCGATTCCCTCCTGAGGTACAATACATTATCATAACTCGGTGTGATACACCGCCAACTACCTCCTTAAACAACGTGGGAACTGCGGTTCTCCCAATGTGGCCGAAGTGATGATGTTATAAGAAACAGAGAAAAATCTGGACAGCGAAAGCAGGATAGACCTTGGGCAGTTTCTTTTAGTAGTTTAAGAGACAGAGTTGACTTCTACTTAAAAAAAATACTCTGCGACAGGCTTCCTACGCACGAATGGTGGTGTACCGGATTTGTAACCCGGAATAGAGTCAGTTCGATTCTGACAGGAAGCTCAAAATGAACGGGTGGTAAATGGTAAAGCGTCTCGGCCAGGAGGTCGGGAGATGAGGTTCGATTCCTCGAAGTAAACGGAAATTTATGAGTATGGTACTATTGTAGGTTCGAATCCTACTCTGTTCACAAAATCGACTATAAGAGGATTGGTATGTAGGAACAACATACAAGTAGTTGACATCTCGGAAAGACGAGAAAATAGTCAGGTGGCGGAATTGGTGTACGCAGTGGTGTGTTAAATGTGGGAATAGACATAATCCCTAATCCTTGTGAAAGGACTAACCGCTTGTCTTTTATTACAGGTTCGACCCCTGTTCTGACTACAAATTATAAAGGAAGTGTCAAACGCTCTTTAGACACACTTGACAACTAGGGATGGAGTTCGAATCTCCTGACACAAATTAGGGCTTGTGAATAACAGACGGGATAAGAGTAGTTGTTATAATATAGTCAGGTTGGATACAAGGTCGGTTCGAGTCCGATGGAAGGTCACGGATGACGGGTAGCACCCTGTAGAGAGGTTCGATTCCTCTCCTGACTACAATTGAGATAGAGATACTCAATAGATTTGGCATCGTTTCTTAAACAAAGATGTAGCTGACGCCTCAAACGGTTTTACAGAGGGGGTCTTTGGGAAAAGGGAGCGTACTAACTCACCTCCAAGTAATAGTTGACTTTTATGTGCGGGTAAGACCGTCTCGACTTTTGAATAGGAAAACAGAAAAAATCTACCCCAAATTAATCTCATTGGGGGAACACATCCCCGTGGTGAAACGGTAAACACCTCTTCCTTAAAAGGAGACGCTTAGGCTTACGAGTTCAACTCTCGTCGGGGATACTAATATTTATTAATATGAAAAACAACCAACCCAACTCCACATAGTTTTAGCTATTAGCTAAAATTTATGACTCAGAAATTGAGAATTTGGAGAGTAGTTCCCGTTAATAACGGTGTTCAGGCTCCCACTTTTTTCGTAGAAACTACGGAAGAAGGACGTGAGAAGGCAGAGGAATCTGCGATTAAACAAGCACGAATTAAATCGGGCTTAGGAAAGTTCAAACAGTGGAACTTTAGATTGGAGAAACTCTCTGTGAGGGTTGATAAATTTGGTAGGTATGTGAAACACCACCAATAAGTTGACATATGTTTGTGGGTTCATTAAAAACCCATTTTAGTCCTATTAGCTCAGTCCGGTCAGTAGCAGTTCGCTCATAACGAAAAGGTCACAGGTTCGAATCCTGTATAGGACACAGCGGATATTTGAGTGTAAGCAAGTACAATATCTATCGTTAGACCCTTACAGGTGATGAACGGTGGTCTTAGGGTCATTCCTAAGTGTAGATACCAGTTAACTCTACATAAAACCTTCAAGGAAACTTGGGGGTTTTTTATTTACAATAAAATAAAGTATCCTTATATTTATAAATGAAACCTTGTTGCTGAGGTTCGCGTGTTCACAGAGACATTTGAGTTGGAATTAATACCAACGAAGCGAAGTTCAATAAACATAAAAAATAAAATAAGGAAATTATGTATTACCAAACAAAAACAGGTACGCCTTGTGCGTATATTACAAAAGACAAAAAACGTCTTAAACAAGTTGGACAAAATGTCTATCTTAAAAACGGGGAAGAATTCGAACTAGAATTATTTAACCCATCATCAACCACAGTATTAGCGAAAATTAAACTTGACGGAAGTTATATCTCCGGAGGAGGAATTGTACTTAAACCGGGACAAAGAGTATTTCTTGAGAGATACCTTGACGACGCTCGTAAATTTAAGTTTGAAACTTATGAGGTTGACGGAACATCAAATGAAGTATTGGATGCCATCGCCGGAAATGGGGATGTTGTTATTGACTTCTTTGATGAATATAAACAACCGGTGTGGAATAACCCAATAACTTATGTTGGGGGTTCATTTGGTGGACCAATCCATACTTATAACTCAAACTCTTTTAATATTAATGGTAATGGTACAACAACAACCACAAATGGTAATTTATCATTTACATCATCAAGTAATACTGCGGGTGTTAATTTTAATACTACATCAATAAGTAATACTTTTGCAGGACCAAACAAAAGAGAGATTTTAGGTCCAAACAATAGAGGTGTTTTAAGAAGTTTGAAAAAATCTAAACCTAATTCTCGTAGTGAGGTTACTATGGATATGTTGTCTATGGATTCATTAGAAACCGGTAGAGTTGAAAAAGGTGGTTCATCTGACCAATCATTTCAAACGGTGAATAAAACTTTTAACCATTACGCTTGTTCAACATCAATATGGAAGATTCTTCCTGTATCACAACAAGTTTTTGAAAAACAGGACTTAAAAGTGTATTGTACTAATTGTGGTAAAAAAAGAAAAAAAGATTCTGATAAGTTTTGTTCTTCTTGTGGGAACAAATTCTAAATAATAAATAAATAACAAGGTTTCAAAATATAATCCATCATTTTTTTAGTGATGGATTTTTTTATATGAAAAAATTGTGTATCTTTGTATCAAAATATTGAAATATGAAAAGAATTTTTATTGATATGGATGGTGTATTGGTTGATTTAGGGGGAGAATTTGATAAATGGTTCGATGAACATCCAAATTTAGTTCACAAATACAAACATAGTCCTGACCATATTCCGGGTATCTTTAGAGACCCTAAACCATATGATGGGGCAATTGAGGCAATCAATAAGTTGGTTGATAGTGGGAAATATGAATTATTGATTGCCACTGCGGCGCCTTGGGGAAACCCTTATGCGTCTACGGATAAAAGGTATTGGATTGAGAAATATTTTGGTAAGTTATTTCATAAAAAAATGGTAATTACTCATCGAAAAGATTTATTACTTGGTGATTATTTAATTGATGATAGAACGGCAAACGGTGCCGGAGAGTTCACCGGTGAATTAATTCATTTTGGGTGGAATTATGAGAAAAAAGTTTGGAATGAATACCCTGATTGGGATAGTGTATTAAAAAAATTATTATAAAATGGAAAATAATGTAAAACCACCTTATCGTATCTATTTAGATGACGTAAGAACTCCAACCGGAGATAATTGGATAGTTGTAAGAAATTACGATGAATTTGTTAGTAAAGTTAATGAGATTGGATTGGAGAATATTGATATAATTTCGTTGGACCACGATTTGGGGGATACAGCAATGAAGGAGTATTTCAACAATGTTTCGCCAAATTATACTTTGGATTACAACAATATTGATGAGAAAACCGGATATGATGCCTCTAAGTTCTTGGTTGCGTTGTTTCACAATACAAATGAAGGTAGATTCAATATGAGTAGAAGTGAAAGAAAGGCTGACAAATTTGTATTTCCAATTGTATATGTTCATTCTGCAAACCCAATCGGAAGTGCGAACATAATGGGATATTTGAACAATTTTTATATGAACGAGGGTCAAGCACAAACTTGTGTGAGAGTCCAAATACCACACGTATAATGGGTCCGGAAGGTGAAAAAATAGTTGAGAGAGCATATAAACTTCATTTGGATGAAAGTGGTGAAATTATTACTTTTGATGACTTTTTTAATAAAGTAGTTTCTGATGAAGAATTTGGTAAGTATTTTGACACTTTATTTGATAGAGCAAAAAAATTAATAATCAAAGAACGTATAAAATGATAAAAATAGATAAAGAAAGAAAAGTTTGGATTATATCCGATACCCACTTTGGACATAAGAATATATGTCGTGGAGTAACTGCGTGGAGATTACCTGATGGGAGTATTCCAATATCTCAAACAAGAGATTTTGACTCAATTGGTGAGATGAATGAAATGATAGTGAATAACATTAATAGTGTTGTTGGACAAGATGATGTTTTGATTCACTTAGGAGATTGGAGTTTTGGTGGGTTTGAGAATGTAAAAATTTTTAGAGACAGAATTGTGTGTAAAGAGATTCATCTTATATTAGGTAATCACGACCACCACATTGAGAACAACCGAGAGGATTGTCAAGAATTGTTTGCGAGTGTTAATCATTACACAAAATTGATGTATAAGTTTGAGACATTGGTTTTAATACACTTCCCTATTGATTCTTGGGATGGATTAAACAAAGGACACATCCACTTACACGGACACTGTCATTTACCTCAAACAAAAATTTTTGGTAAAGGTCGTAGAATGGATGTAGGGATGGATGGTAGTTTGTTCTTTTCACCATACGATTTAAGTAACGTAATTAAGATTGTTAAGGAAAGAGAGATTCGTTCAAATATGGATGGGGACCACCACATAGATGAAGTAATAACTGAAGACGGAAAAAAAAGAAAATAATATGTTAAACACAAGAGTTGAGGATAATCATTTTAATGAAGATGATTCATTTATATCGTCACGAATAATAATTGAGGTCCCGTTATCTCACGAAATGATACAAGATTGTTATTCGTATGCGCCAATGGATGCACCGGCAGAAATAAAAAGAATGTTGATGGAATGTCTTGGGGATACGATTGATGAAATTATTTTAGGTAAAAGACCTGATAATGTTGATGAACAGTGGTTAAGAAGAAAATTAATAGAAGTGAAAGTAATATGAGAATTAAACAAACAAAAAAAGATTTATTTGTGTGTTCCTGTCATAACACGGAACATCAAATGGTTGTCCTATATGATGAGGACGATATTGATGGTGTAAGATTTCCAATGGTTTATGTTCATACTCATTTGGTTAAACGACCATTTTGGCAAAGAGTTGGTTATGGATTAAAATATATTTTTGGACATCAGTCAAGATACGGAGCATTTGATGAGTTTATCATCAATCCGGATGATGTTGGTGGGATTGAGAAGATTGTTAAATATTTAAAAGAATGTGAAATATGAAAGAGTTATTTTTATTAAGAGGATTACCAGGAAGTGGTAAATCTACGTTGGCGGAATCATTAGGTGGTCAACATATGGAAGCGGATAAATACTTTACCTACGAAGGTAAGTACGAATTTGACGTTACTAAATTAAAAGACGCTCACGATTGGTGTCAAAACGCTGTAAAAGTTTTTATGGAAAATAAAGGCAAACGAGTTGTGGTATCAAACACATTTACTCAAGAATGGGAAATGAAACCATACTTTGACTTGGCTGAAAAACACGGATATAGAGTTTATTCTTTAATTTGTGAAAACAGACACGAAGGTGTTAATGAACACGGGGTTCCGGAAGATAAATTGAAATTAATGAAAAATCGTTTTGAGGTAAAACTTTAATTTAATATCTTTGACCCACAAAATTAGTTAATTATGGAAAATATCTTTAAAGTTGCCAAATACGAAAAAACGGAGACCGGATTCAATCATAATGGGTATGACGAATATGTTATTACTTATGGTAAAGCGAGAAAGGTTCATTTACTTAGATTGATTATCAACGGACAATACACAGACCATACAATAAACCTAATTGATGGAAATAGTGGTTATAAGAAAACTATTCTCACAGCTATTAGTGATTATAAAAACGGTAGATTAAAAGGTGACCCGACTCAGATTGTAAAGAAAACAATAACCTTTAGTGAGATAGTTCAAATTTACAGTAAACCGATTGTAAGTAATGTTAAAAATTATTTATTGGGGATTAACAAAGAAGAAAGAAGAGAGACATTAACAAAATTTGAATTGATATGAGTGGGGGGACTTTTATTTGATTCTAATATATTTATAAATAAAGTTTAAAATATGATTGGAGTTTATAAAATAACAAGTCCAAAAGGTCTTGTATATATCGGTTCATCAAAAGATGTTGATACTCGTTGGAAGTGGTATAAAAAATTAAGATGTAATAGTCAAACTAAATTATATAACTCGTTAGTAAAATATGGTGTTGATAATCACATTTTTGAAGTTATTGAAGAATGTGATATTGAAATTCTTTTAGAACGGGAGTTATTTTATGGTACATTTTATGAATGTTTAGATAATAAAATAGGTTTAAATTGTCGTTTACCTAAATCAATGGAAGGTTATGTGTATATGTCACAAGACACAAAAGATAAGATAGGCTCCTCAAACAAAAGTGTTAACGTTGGTAAAATTCACGGACATTATGAGTCATCCTTAAAAAAGTTAACACCGGAACAAGTTCGAGAGATAAAATTGTTGTTAATTGAAAATAAATTAACTCAAAAAGAAATTAGTGATTTATATTCTGTAAGTAGGAGAACAATTGGTTTGATTTTGATTGAGAAAAGATATAAAACTATTGCAACAGATTTAGATTTGTCTTTAAGAAAAAAACAATATGTTAAGTTAGAGGAATGTGATTATAATGAGATAAAAAAATTGAACAAAGAGGGGGTAAGTCAAACAAAAATTGCTCAAATGTATGGTGTTAACCAATCACATATTAGTAAAATTATAAATAACGAAAATTATATTAAAACTATGAATATAAATAAAGATGGGAGAGTGAGTCATTAGTGGTGGGCATTTCGATTATAACCAATATAAGATTGGTTACATCGCAGACCAAATAGATGAGGTTATTGTGAAGAATGGTTTAGAAAAAACACCGGAAGAACTTAAAGAACATTGGATTGACCCTGATTGGTATAAAAAATACCCTGAGGACTTATTCCATTACAAATATCCGGATGAGGTTATTGAGAAGATGAAAGATGCAGTTAAAGCTCTTAAAATTGCTCAAGAATACGCTCAACGAGTGGATTGGTTGTTATCAGGTGATGATGGTGAAGAATCATTCTTAAGTAGATTAGAAGAGAATTTAAAAAAAATAGAATAAAATGATAGAAAAACTAAACAAATATTACGAAGACGGATTACTTTACAAACAAGTACATCCATACCTCCCATTAACTATATGGAACTATAGCGAAAAAGTCCAGTATGAAAATTTGTGGGACGAAACTCTTTTGATGTGTAGAGGTTTAGTTACCGACCACACCGGAGATATCGTAGCAAAACCTTTTGATAAATTCTTCAACATAGAGGAAGGAAAATTTGAACCAACTGAAAACTTTGAGGTGTATGAAAAAATGGATGGCTCACTTTTAATAGTTTTTTGGTACGAAGGACAATGGATATTAGCGACTCGTGGGTCATTTGGTTCAGACCAAGCAATTAAGGGTAGAGAATTACTTAAAAAATACAACACCGATATAATGTTCAGACATCTGACTTTTTGTTTTGAAATTTTATTTCCTCAGAATCGCGTGGTAGTAGATTACGGTGATTATGAAGGGTTAGTCCTATTGGGAACCTTTGATAAGAATGGTAAAGAATATGATGTGGAAATGTGGAGAGAATACGGGTTTGATGTGGTTAAAAAATACGATGGTATAAACGACTACAAACAACTCAAAGAAATGGTTAAAAACGACCAAGAAGGGTTTGTGGTGAAGTTCTCCAATGGGGATAGAGTTAAAGTTAAAGGTGTTGAGTATCTTCGTCTTCACAAAATTATGACCAATGTTACCACAACCGGAGTTTGGGAGTATTTGAAAAATGGTGAGGATGTTATGGAAATATTAAAAGATGTTCCAGACGAATTTTACAATAAAATTAAATCTTATGTTAGAGATTTAAGATATAGTCATTTCCAAATATCTGAGGATGCTGGTAAAAAGTTTGATGGTATGATGTATGGTAAATATAACGATAAAGAACCCATAGAAGATAGAAAAGAGTTTGCTGAGTGGGTATTCACTCAACCTAAACATATGTCAGGGATTCTGTTTAGAATGTTTGATAAGAAAAATTACTCTGAAATCATATGGAATCTAATAAGACCGGAATTTAAAAAGTTGTAAAAAAGTGGGAGTAATATCCCACTTTTTTTGTTTTTTTACTATTTATAAGTTATAAAATATTAAGTTAAAATTATGAGTGTATCTATAATAGTGGCGTTTATCACGGGGGTATTGGGACCTCTCCTATTATTATTCATTAAGAATAAATTGGATAAAAAAACTGAAAAGCCTGATATGGTGTTGGAAACACTAAAAGTTAGTGAACTTGTGATGACAAAATTGGAACATATTAAAGACGAATTTAAATCAGATAGAGTTTGGATAACACAATTCCATAATGGGGGTAACTTTTATCCAACAGGAAAATCTATAGCAAAATTCAGTATTATGTATGAAGTTGTTGGTCCGGGAATAACATCAGTTCAATCAAATTTTCATAATATTCCAGTTAATTTATTCAGCCGTTCAATAAATCAGTTATTAGAAACCGATGTGATTGAAATTTCCGATTATAAAGATGAAACTATTGCGACTTTTGGTTTAAAATATATTGCTGAAGATACTGGTTGTAAATCCGGATATTTATTTGCAATAAAAACTATTGAAGGTAAATTCATCGGGACATTAGGGTTAGATTATACAAAAAGAAAATCTAAATTGGACATTGAATCAATAAATCATTTACTACAACATTCGGCATCAATAGGAGGTGTTTTAATGACACATTTACAACAATAATATGAAAAAATTAATACAATTATTAGAAGCAAATATTAAACTAAATTCATCAGGATGTTCTTATATAAGCGTGGATTCTGATATTGGATTAGATTTAGTAAACGACGCATTATTAAAAGATATTTGTACCGCATCTAAAAACGCTAATGTTAACGTGAATATAACATCTGCGGTGTCTGACCATAGTGAAACAACAGATTCAGGAGCTGTTAGTAGACACTCAACCGGAAGTGCTGTAGATATAAGTAAAGTTAATGGTGTTGCCGTTAAAGACCCATCTAACAAAAGAAATGTTGATAGTTTTGTAATTCAGTTAGAACAACTTGGATATAAAAGAAATAGTGAAGGTGGTAATACAAAATCTGTTTTATGGCAAATGGATGACCATTATAACCATGTACATGTTTCAAATAAAGAACAAATCGCTCCAGCGGCTGATGGTTCAACAACAACAACAACAACAATCCCACCTGGTGGTGATGCCGATAGTACTGCTAGTGATATTATGAACTCACAAATCGGAGCAGCATTTGGGACGGCTTTAGGATTAAAAGAACATAGAGTAAATAAAGAAATAGGTAAAATTAGAAACTTACTTAAATAAAATAACCCCTCCGTTAAGAGGGGTTTTTTGTTTTACTTCACTTGAGTAGTATCTACTTGAGTGGTATCAACTGATGTGGAATCTACTTGTGTTGAATCATCAACAACTTCAGTTGCTTCGTCTTGTTTCACTTCGTGTTTACAAGATGTTAAAGATAACGTTGCAATAACTGCAAGGGCTAAAAATACTTTTTTCATAATAATTTGTTTTAAATAATGTTTAATTTCGTTAAATAAATAGGTTAACAAATCCGTAATATCAAGTTTTATGCCAAATTAATTTACGTAATCGTTATCGTAAAAAATTTTTTTGAAAAAAATTAAAATAATATTTGGAGATGTCGATTTAATGCTTATCTTTGTACCGGATTTAAAAATATAAAATTATGAGTAATTGGCAAACTAATACTGAAAAAAAGGAGTTTATTTTAGAACTAAAAACGATAGAATCCACTTTTAAATGGGGTTCATTAGATTGGGGGAAAATAAATAGAAAAAAATCGGACGAATTATCAGTTATTTTAGACATTATCAAAAGACAATGTAGAAATGGTTTACTTGAATTAAAAGATGGTTGTGAAAAAACTGATTTAATTTATGAAAAATAATTTGGTGGATTAAAAATAAGTATTATCTTTGTACCGAATTTAAAACTAATTATTATGACAAAATTATCAAAACACACATTATCTTTATTAAGTCTATTGGTTATAATTGGATTTGTGGTTGTTGGATTAACTATTAAAACAAACGGTATTTGGTTTGGATATTTACTAATTTCAATTGGTTCAAATGCTTTTGGAACCTTACTACATAAAGAAAATCACGGATAAATTATGACTAAAGAGAAATTATATAGAAGTGTTAACGGGGAGTATTTATATTTATTCAATTGGATAGGTGGAGGATTTAATGACGTGTGGGCACCAAGTAAAAGAGAGGCTTACGCTAAAGTGGTGAGAGAACACAAAGAACACGAAAAAAAATACCCAACTCACGTTAAGTTGAGACCGGATTATAAGACAATGAGAAAATGTACTTATTCTCAGTATCAAGAACAAAACCGAATGGGTTGGATGATGAGTATGTAAAAACTACTTGAGTAAGTGGGAGTGGTCAATCAACAACCCAAAGAAGTTTCAGGTAAATCAATATGACAACGGGATGGCCGAGCCCATATAGGTAAGTAGGAGATTTTAACAGTTTTGGTGGATTGACATAGTTTTTTGTTAAAATTATAAAAAAGGTGACATTAGTCACCTTTTTTTATGAATCTGTTATTATAAGAACATAATGGTTGAAAGTTACTATAATGATTTAATTTAAGTATTTCTTCTTCAGATGTTGCCTTTGAGGATGGAGTTATATGGTCTAAATCCCAAGTTTTATTTGGTTGATAAATACCATCTTTTGGGTTACCATAATTTTCCCAACTCATCCAAGATTCCCATAATAATTCAATATGTTTCTTAAAATCATCAAAAGAACACCCTAAAATATTAGTAGTTTTACTTAATTTTTTACCACCATTTCGTTTTAACGAAACAGTTATGTTATTGGAAATCCTAAAACGTAGTTTAACTAAAGGATTTTCATTTATCCTAATTTGTTTATAAATATTTTTTTTCTTCTTTAATATTTCACGATTTTCTTCACGATACTTTTTATTATACACACTTTTTTTTAATTTTCTTAAATTTTCTTTTTTAATAGATTCTTCTAAATTTATAATGGGTATTTTTTTAATATATTTATAACAAAGTTTTACACAACTTTTACATTGACAGTTTTTACCACTCTTCTCTTTTTTATTATTATGAAAATCACATAATAGTTTTTCAACTTTACATTTAGAACATATTTTATTCTCCATTCTTGAAATATTTAATAATTAATTCTTCAATAAATAATGATTTATTATTTGTAATTTTGTTTATTTTATTGATAAGTTCTTTAGATATTGTTATACCTAATTTACCTTTTTTATCGTCTTCTTTTAATTTAGGTCTACCCATTATAATGTTATTTATATATAAATATCCGGAAAAATATTAAAAGACGGATTTTTATCAGATTTTTATAAAATAAATTTGGTAAATTAAAATAAAGTATTATCTTTGTACCATAATAAAATAGTTAGGAGACCATTGGTTGGTATCACCTCCCCAAGGTTGAGTAACGGTAAGGCCGACTCTTTATGGCAAAGACGGAACAGGTTCGAATCCTGTCCTGACTACAAAACTAATGGGAAGTGGGATTGATAGTATCCATCTTCTAAGGAGTTGTCCCCTTGTGGGAGTGTACGGACAAAAAGTCAACATCCAGGGAAATCGTTATTGGGTGTCACACGTAGGTGGTAACGAACCTCGTATCTTGGTGTAACAACACACCATTAGTTTTTAAATAGTCAGGTGGCGGAACAAGGGTAGCACTGATAAAGCTAATTCCTGATGGTAGACGCTCACAGGTTGGTATTGTAAAAGAGGAATTGACCTCCATCTCCACGATTTTAGTGGTTATACCTTACAGGTTCGAATCCTGTCCTGACTACAAATCGACGATGTCAACTACCTGTAGTATCTACAGGGGCTATGAATAAACATAGAGACTTATTTAGGTAAGTTAAGGAATAAATGAGTTACAGTTCGGATTTGAACCTTAAAAAAGGTATTGCTTTAATGATATGAAGATTCAGAATGACCTAGGTTGTTTAGATACCTGAACCATACAAAGAAGTCTTATCGTGTGATGATATTTTTGAGCTAAGGCTGAAATTTTTTGATTCACAATTTAGTCAGGTAGCACATTGGAGATGCACGGTAAGGAAACCCCTTATGTGGACACACAGGTTCGAATCCTGTTCTGACTACTAAAATTAAATTATATGGCAACATTAGAAACACAATACAAAAACTTTATGTCGGATAATCCGGATTCAAAGTTTACCCATATTGAATGGTTAGAGTGGTACGGTAACCAACTTATTAGTGAATTAAAAAAAATTGATGAAAATTCAAAAAAAGATTTGGTAGATTAAAAAATAGTATTATCTTTGTACTCTAATTAAAAAAGAAACAAATTATGGAAATAGTATTAATACAATTCGGATTGACGGTTATAAATCTATACGGTGCAAAAATTCAAAAAGAAAAAGGTAGAAATCCCGCATTCAGTTATTTTGTTGCCGGAATGTGTTTTGGTTTAGGTATTACAAAATTGTTAGAATTATTTTTAAAATAATTTGATATATTAAAATAAAAGTATTATCTTTGTAGAAGAAATAAAGTTCTTAAAATTATTGAAAAAATAGGTGGACGTTGTGTCGAGGATTCAAATCCCTCCGGTCTTAACCCCGTAGCTCAGATGGTAGAGCATACGTCCACTAAAATATATGGTATTATAGCTCAGTGGAGATTTATCTCCTTTGGTAGAGCAGGAGTAACGAAAGACTCTGTGCCGGTGGTTCGAGCCCATCTGATACCACAAAAGTAAACCATAATTTGGTGGGGGATGGAACTACGAATTTATTTGTAGTAAAGTTTCGTCGGGTGAGAGACCCGGATGGATAGAAGGTAGACAAGTAATCCTATACACGCCCACAGATTCCTTCTCAAGGGTTTACAAATTTTATTCTGTGATAAGATAGCAGATAGACCTATTACAGCAGAACCCCATAGGGAGTCAGAAATGACGAGCAATATGGAGTCCCTATCAGATTACAGTTGAGGAGGTACTCAAAGATAACCGTGAGGTTAACAAGAAATAAACGATGGTTTGGGTAGAACGGATGTTAAAGGCGAGTTTTAGGTAGTACAGAATGGGTGACCTACGAATGAGTAAATCTTAAGGTCTTATCACAGATTAAAAAAAAATAAAAAAAAATTACAAAAGTGTTTGACAAATGAAAAAAATCACTTACCTTTGTAAAACAAATGAGGGAAACCTCAAGACGTTCTTAGAAATTTTAGATTATCCTTTACCCACTTCGGTGGAGTAAAAAACGATAATGGGTGGTATATCATCCTTAAATAAACCGGGAAACCGGGCTAAAGTGAATCTGTTGTGTTAACAGGTTTGCGGTCTCAGAAATGGGACTCGAGTATACAAGTCACATACCATCTGACCTTCAGTATTGAGGGCAACGCTTTAGAGAAAGTGGTTAGGTGACCGGGAGATGTGGGTCTTTCGGTTGAGGGGGGAACTCCAATAGGAATAAGTGATAGGAATCAAGTAAGAAGTTAGGTTATCCAACTTAATTATTACGGGTTCCAATATGAGAGAAATCTTAAAGTCGAAAGACAAGATAAGTAACAGGTGGTGCTGTCATTATCCTTATCAAACATCTACCAAGATTTTGATTCGAAGAATTCTTAAAATATGAGAGTGGGGACGCTCTACCGAGTAGGTTGGTATTTCTTCGTCCAAAAGATGATGAAGCCTAAGACAGACCTCTACTTGGACACATCCACAACACAATAACTATTTTCAATATGGTGAAAAACTAAACAGAAAAAAGCAAAAGTGTCTGTCAGGTATCATTGACAAGTTGCCTACATAGTAACGAGCTGTTCGTTGCACAGGATGACCGCAAGTCTGAATGTATTCTCGCCAAAAACCTCTACGGAGTCGAATCCGGAGTTAGCTCGCAAGGTTAAAGAGAGTTGAATAATGAGAGAGTAAATGATATCTTAAGGAGTGATTGGTCTAACCAATCGGCAATGAGGATTACCATTCAAAAGATGGTGGAAAAGAAGGGAAACAATAATCCTTCCGAAGATTCTCAATAAGACGAGTATTCTCATCGTATTAAGCCAAAAAGGTGTTACATTAATTTGTGACACCTTTTTTTGTTTATAATAGTTTATTTGATTTTTTTAGATTGTCTTCTGCCCATAGTGGTTGGAGATTAGTATAATGACATAACTTATAAAGTTCATTTTCATTTTTTGCTGAAGATAACGGAATTATATGGTCAATATGCCACCCATACTTTCCATAGTTATTCCAAGACATTCCTTCTGTAAATTGAGTTTCCAAGTAATGAGATAATTCAATAGGGTTCAATCCAACAACTTTAAAAGTTTTATTTTTTTTCAATATATTATTTTTTTTAATATACTCGGACATTCTTTTTCTAACTGAACACGAAACTAAAAATATTGGGTTTGTTAATTTTTTTAGTTTTATTTTTTCATTAAGAATATTTTTATTTTGTAGATACCATTCTTTTTGATATTTCTTTAATTCTTCATCATTTTCTTCTTTATATTTTTTATGATAATGATAAACGTGTTCTGAATTAGAATTTTTCCAATTTTTATTATATTTTAATAAATGTTCTCGATTCTTTAATCTCCATTCTTTAGCACAACTTTTACATTCACTTCGCAGACCATCTTTGGAATCTTTTCGTTTCCCAAACTCGCAAACCTCTTTTTCTTCTTTACACTTACTACAAACTTTTTTTTCCATAATGTTCTTTCAATAGTGTTTCAATCAGGCGAGATTTGTTAATCATCTCATCTTCCATTTTTTGGTATATTACCGGGTCAACACAGATTCCAAATTTTACTTTTTTATCTTCTTCTTTTTTTCTTGGGTTCATAATATCTCTTTATTATAAATATCTCAAAAAGTATAAAAAGTCATAATTATTAGAAAAAAAATCATTATCTTTGTCGTATGAAAAAATCAATTAACATAGTCAATAAGAAAGCCAAGTTTGAGTATTCATTCCTACAGACACTAATCGTGGGAATCAAACTAGTTGGTTCAGAGGTAAAGTCCATCCGTCAGGGAAAGGTCTCCATATCTGAGGGGTTTTGTTACTTCAACAATGGTGAGTTGTTTATAAAGGGAATGAATATCTCTGATTATGGGTTCGGGTCCTTTCACGAGACCGTAAAGGATAGAAAACTATTACTTAAACGAAAAGAACTTAATAAATTGGAGAACGAACTAATCAACGGAACCACCATCGTTCCTTATCGTGTATTCATAAATGATACCGGGTTAGTTAAGATGGAGATTGCTCTTGCCAAAGGAAAGAAGACATACGATAAACGAGACAGTATTAAATCTCGGGACATTGAAAGAGATATGAAAAGAGACTTGAAATAGTCTCTTTTTTTATTATAATTTACTTATGAATTTATTAATACCGACCAAAATAGAGATTAAACCCTCTCCAGGAAAAGGAATGGGGGTATTTGCAATTGATGTCATTGAAAAAGATGAGTTGATTGAAGAATGTCATTTAGTGACTTTACCAACAAAAAAATGGGAACAATCAAGATTACTTGATGATTATAGATTTTGTTATCCTCAAGGACCAAATTGGACTGAATATGTGATACCATTAGGGTATGGATGTATATATAATCATTCAGATACTAATAACGCAATGTGGAGAAATCACCCAACTAAACGAGCATTTCAATTTTACTCTTTACAAACAATCCAACCCGGTGAAGAAATATGTACTTCATATGGTGATGGTTATTTGTGGGGAGGAGTTAAACAATAAATTATCAGTTCAATAATAAACAAATAAAAAAAAAGAAATTATGGTAGATTTAACATCGTTCATTATGGGTATAGTTTTGGTTCTCGGGGTACTGGGAGTTGGAGTTGTGGTTATGATGTACATTCAGATTAAAAGATTAAAAAATAAATGTTCCCAATTGGAACAAGTACAAGGACACATCTTCACAGAAATAAATAGAACAGGTGATGACCTACATCGTCGTATAGATGGTGAGATTAAACGAACCGACGAATTGTATGCTGAGACCAATAGATATATAAATGCTAGAGCTGAGGATACAAACAAAGGTCTTGATGAGGTATATAGAACTATTGATTCAAGATTAGATAAATTAGTAACTAAATTAAATCCGGTAACAAAGGATTTATTACAAGATTAAAAAATAAACATTTGAACTGATAACAAAAAAACCCATCGTATGATGGGTTTTTCTTTTTGTGGAAGTGCGGAGACTCGAACTCCGGTGTTACTTGTATTACCTATTAAGGACTACACGTTTAGGATATTGTTTAAGCTAACAATCCAAAATTTCACAATTCCCTTATTTTTAGAGTGGTTCGGTTTACTGAGAACTAATCCTCCACTTGTACCTTTTCGGATAGGTACCACACCTTTTTAAGGACTCCTGTTGCTGGGTTATATGTCCACCGACCCCAATGTGTGTTTGCTTACGCTACGTTCACAAGCTCATCTTGACGTACAAGACCTACTAGAGCCATTTTGTTTAAAACGTTTCCGTCTAAATTGTTGTACCCATAGATTTAAGTGATAGAGAACATCTCACTACGTGCCCCGAATAACTATTACGAATAGTCAATTCCGTGTCACTCCCATATTTTGATACCACAAAGATAATACATTTTTGGATAAATCCAAATAAAATTATATTTATTATTAAAATAAATATCAATGCCTGATACGAAGGACTTTAACGGAACAAAAAACATACTATTAGATAATGAAGATTGGATGGTCGTAGACCCATTGGATTACGATTCCTTTGTATATTACGCTCCGGAAAACTATAAATCTGAGTGGAATAAGTATAGAGAGGGGGACACTTACTTTATTATAGATAAAGATAAGGAGCCAATCCAAACATCAGTTATTCATAAAACACAAGATAATAAAATAGAATATTATGGTAGTGAAGTTCGTAGACATAGAGAAATGAATCGTCATGAATTTGAGTCAGATTTACCGGATGAGGTTAAATCAGTTATTGATAATATTGTTGGACAATCAGATGTGTACAAATTATTGTTAGCGGTTAAAAACGGTGAAAAAGTGACTACTAATCAAATGGAAAGGGCTGATAGTCTTATTTGGAAATTTATATATAACGAAAAAAATCCAAATAAAAGTATGGTTAAACTTTCTTTTGATGAAATGGAAGATTACTTAAAATTATTTGAACTTGATGAATACGATATTTCGTTTGCGGAATCAGTCTATTCTGATTATGGGATGTTTGATTTTGTTGATTACGACCACGCATCGAATGAATGGGATGAAGGTTATTTAATACATTCTTTTTCCGACGAAAATCTTATTAAATTTAAACAAATACTAAAACTTATTAGTCCAGGTGTGGCTAATTTGGAAAATGATGAAGTAAAATCGGCGGCATCAAAAACGGTTGAAAGTATGTTTCCGAACGAAATCGATTATATACTTAGTGATTGGGTTAATGAAGAAAATGCTTGTAAAAATAAAGGGGCTGAAAAATGGATAGAAGGAGATGTTTGTGATTATTTTTCAAATTATGGATTAATTAGACAAAATTGTTTTAGAGAATATTATACCACAGTAGGTATATTATTATCAATATATAATAGTGTTGGGGATAAAACATTAAGTTTATATGATTTACTTAAAGATATTGGACACAGAGATAGTAATATTGGTGGATGGGACGAAAATAGATGGGAGATATATTGTGAAGACTTTGATGAGGTATATTATAATAATGTCGTTGAAAAACAATTAGATAAAATATTTGAAAAAATAGAGGATTCTGATGAGTTTGCCGATATTCATGGATATTCAGAATTATATAACCGAATTGCTCAAAATTATAAAATGAATAATAGATATAAAACTAAATCAGGTAGAGAGTTTTTTATTAGAAAAATTGACCCGGCAACAAATAAAATAATTGTTCAAGTTTTTAAAAAAGATGGTGGTATGGAAGATAGAAGTTACACTGAAGAAGAATTTAATAATTTTTTAGTTTCTCCTGAATTATTTGAAGGATTTATTAGAATAAATTAATGTTATCTTTAAATTTTTAATTATTTTCCCTATATTTGCGTTATGGAAAAAGATTATGAATTATTAAAACAAGTCTTGTCGGTCCCGACAAAAACTTATCAAGAAGACCTTATGGTAGAATTTCTAATCAATTGGTTAGAACAAAATGGGATTCCCTTCAATGTGGACGAACATAAAAATATTTACGCTGTTAAACAAACGGACGAATTTATTGATTACTTTCCTTGTGTTATTGCACATACAGATACTGTTCACTCTTTAGACAATATTATTATTCGTGAGGAAATATTACCAAATGAACAAAAAATACCTAAACCATCGTTAAAGGCTTATAATCATTTCGGACACCCAACTGGTATTGGGGGAGACGATAAATGTGGAGTTTTTGCTTGTTTGGAACTATTGAAAGAATTACCAAATTTAAAAGCCGCTTTCTTTGTATCAGAAGAAACCGGATGTCATGGGTCCAAAAAAGCCGACCCAAATTTCTTTTTAAATGTTGGATACGGTATTCAGTTTGACGCTCCGGGAAATGTTATGGTAAGCGAATATTGTATGGGGACACAACTGTTTGAAAGAGGTGGTGAATTCTTTAATATTTGTGATGTTGCATTGAATGAAGGATTTAATGGGAGACATGATTATCAATCACATCCATATACTGATGTTTACGCATTAAAGAATATCTTTGATTTCTCCTGTATCAATTTTGCGATAGGTTATTACAACTATCACACCCCAAATGAGTATGTTGTTGTTGAAGATGTTTATAGTGGAATAGAGACAGGTAAAAAGATGATTGAGGGGTTGGGATATAAAAAGTACCCGTTTAAAGTTGACAGTAAGTATTTTAAATCATTTTAATAAAAAAAAGAGGACTATATGTCCTCTTTTTTCTTTCTTGTCTTTTTAACAACTTCCGGTTTAACTACCACTTCTTTCTCTACGGATATAAGGGTGTATGGAACACCCTCCACCATATTTCCTTTGATAATTTCTTCGGACACAAAATCCTCAATTTTATCTTGGATTGCTCTTTTGATTGGTCTAGCCCCGTAGGTCTCATCAAATCCAACTTCAGAGATTAGGTCTAAAATGGTATCATCAAATGTAATATCGTATTTCAAACCAACTAATCTTTTAGATAGTTTGTCTAATTCCAATTTCACAATTTTCTTAACATCATCTTTAATTAGGGTGTTAAAGATAACAACCTCATCAATTCTGTTTAAGAATTCCGGTGTGAAGAATTTCTTAAGTTCTTTTTTAAGAACATCACGTTTGTATTCTTCATCAGCATAAGTGCTTGTTCCGGTTTTAAAACCAACTCCTGAACCAAAATCTTGTAATTTTTTAGCTCCAACATTAGAGGTCATAATGATGACACAATTTTTGAAGTTAATCTTTCTCCCCATACCATCGGTAAGGTGACCGTCGTCTAATACTTGAAGAAGTGTTGAGAAGATATCTTTGTTAGCTTTCTCAATCTCATCAAATAGAATTACAGAATAAGGTTTGTTTTTCACTTGTTCGGTTAATTGTCCCCCTTCATCGTATCCAACGTATCCCGGAGGTGCTCCAATTAATCTTGAGATGGTGTGTTTTTCTTGGTATTCAGACATATCCACACGAATCATATTATCTTCACTACCAAACATTTGTTTTGCTAGTTGTTTCGCCAAGTATGTTTTACCAACACCTGTTGAACCTAAGAAGATAAATGAACCGATTGGTTTGTTCGGGTCCTTAATACCAATTCTGTTTCTACGGATTGACTTAGCAATCTTTGAAACGGCTTCAGATTGTCCAATAACTTTATCAGATAGGTTTGCCTCCATCTCAGATAATAGTTTGGTCTCATCAGCATTTAATTTGGTTACCGGAATTTTGGTCATGTTAGACACAACCTCATAAACTAAATCTAATGTGATTTCTTTTTTGTGAGTAAGAAGTTCTTCTTCAAACTTTTTCTTTTCAGTCTCAAGTTTGGTTAAGATACGTTTTTCTTTATCACGTAAGTTCGCAGCTTCTTCATATCGTTGTTGTTTTACAACATCAATCTTTTCTTGTTTGATATCAGACGCTTGTTGTTTCAATTTCTCAATTGAATCCGGCATCTTAATATCAACTTGACTTCTTGCTCCCACTTCATCAATGATATCAAAACCTTTATCCGGGAATTCTCTGTCAGTGATATAACGGTCAGCCAAATCAACACATACAGACAATACTTCATCCGTATAAGTTACCTTATGGAAGTTCTCGTATTTGTCTTTTACGTTTTTAAGGATTTCCAAAGTTTCTTCTTTGGTTGCTGAATCCACAACAACTTTTTGAAAACGTCTTTCTAACGCTCCGTCTTTCTCAAAGTTTTTTCGATATTCGTCTAAGGTTGTTGCTCCAACACATTGAATCTCACCACGAGCAAGTGCTGGTTTAAAGATGTTAGACGCATCCATTGAACCTGATGAATTTCCTGCACCAACTATTGTGTGGATTTCGTCAATGAATACGATAATGTTAGGTTCGTTTTGAAGTTCTTCAATGATAACTTTCATTCTTTCCTCAAATTGTCCACGATATTTGGTTCCGGCAACAATTGATGTCATATCTAATGATACGATACGTTTGTCCATTAAGTTTCTTGGACATTCCCCATTATAAATCATAATGGCAAGACCTTCAACGATTGCTGTTTTACCACAACCAGGTTCACCAATAATGATTGGGTTATTTTTCTTTCTACGTGAAAGAATCTGAGCAATTCTAGTGATTTCCCTTTCTCTACCAATTACCGGGTCAAGTTTTCCTTGTTCGGCTAATTTAATAAGGTCTCTACTAAAATTGTCTAATACAGGTGTTGATGAATCAGTCTTAACTGATTTATTATTTCCACCGTTACTTCCACCATCCATAGGTTCTGTCATAATTTATTGTTTTAATTAAGTATAAGTATTAAATTCATTTTCTCAAATGATTCCACAAAAGTAATGTAAAATATTGAGTGTACAAAACAAATTTGAATTATATTTATAAACATGACACATAAAAAACATTGGATGAAGTATATTGATACATTAGGTGTTGATAATGAACTAATTGATACTTACTACAATTTACGTAAGGCATTCCAACGAGAGGGGTGGAGCGATGATGATTTAAAAAGTCCCCCATATTACCCAACCGATATTATGGGTAATTTCCAAAAATTTTCAAGGTCGAAAGATAGAATATTTTCTGAAATAAGAAGTTTTTTCGGTGATGTTGACCTTAATGAGTTTAATGATTATCTTATGGATAAACTAAAAATAATCGACTTAAAAACACCTTTAGGAAATGGCAGTAAAAAGAGAAATAATAAACGGGACTAAAATCATTAATGAGATTGAGTCAACAAACATCGTAAGAACTGAGTACGATACATCAACTAAAAAAATGATTGCGGAATTTAAAAATGGGACGAAATATGAATATGAAGATGTACCTCATAATGTTTATACCAAATTTAGATTAGCTGATTCTCAAGGGAAATACTTTACTACAGATATATCTAAAAAATTCAAATACAAAAAAGTTTAACAATTATACATTTTTAAGTATTTATTGATAATGAGTAACTTAAAAAGTATATTGTCTAGCTTTCATCTACAAGATGAGTTAAACCCTAAAATTTGGAAATCATCCGATGAGATGTCCCCAAAGGTTAGGGAACGTTTGTTGCAAATAGCTTACGAATTTATTGATTTCATTGGTGTTGATATGATTGTTGACGATGTTGTTATGACCGGGTCTTTATCTAATTATAATTGGTCACAGTATTCCGATGTTGATTTACATATTCTTGTAGACTTTAAACAATTTTCTGAAAAAGAATTACCTTTATATGAGGAATTGTTTCGATTAAAAAAAACATTATTTAACGATAAACATAATATTACAATTTTTGGTTATGATGTTGAATTATATGTTCAAAACACAACTGAACCTCACACTAGTAGTGGTGAGTACTCAGTGTTATTGAATGAATGGATAACCAAACCAAAAAAAGAAGATGTTGAAATTGATACAACATTAATCAAAAATAAGTCCCAAGAATGGATGAAAATGATTGACGATGTTATTACCGATGCGGAAGATGAATCTTCATTAGAAAGTTCAAATAATATTATTAATAAATTTAAAGATAAACTTAAAAAATATAGAACTAGAGGTCTTGAAGATGGGGGTGAGTATTCAAACGAAAATTTGGTATTTAAAACATTAAGAAGAAATGGTTATATACAAAAATTGTTTGACTTTCAAACAAACTACACCGACAAAACCCTTTCTTTAAAAGAAAGGTGTTTATTTAAAAAATAAAAATTATGGGAAAAAAAATTATTAGACTAACTGAGTCTGAATTTTATAAAATTGTTAAAAGAGTTATGAGTGAACAAAATAGTTCTGATGATAACTCTTATTATAGTATTGGAGCGACTGGAATTAATATTAAAATAATCGATGGGGAATTATATGAAGTATCTGTAGATGAAGATGGGGAAGTTAAACCGACTCAACCATTAAATGGTAATTTATACGATTTTAAATATAATGTTAAAACTCAAGAAGTTGTAGATGAAAATTTTAGAACTAATATTGAACTTACCACAGAAAATTGGCAAGGAATTGTAAATTCTAATGCGGCACCTATTCAAACTAAAAATCTTGATTTTGCGTTTATAGCTGTAGTACCTCAAGATGCCCCTTCTAAAAAATCACCTATTGGTGTTCCAATAGTTTATGGTGCGAGTATTCAAGAATTTCCGGGGGATTATTTTAAAAATAACTCTAGATATCAAGAATCAAAAGATGGTATAATCTCAGCTAAAACATATTATAGAAGTCGAGGAAAAGCATATCTTATAAATTTCTATCCTGGTCAATACAATACATCATTTAATTCAAATAAACCGGAAGAAGTACCGGTAGACAAACCATTTGAATTAAACATAACAAGCCCTTTTAATTTTGATAGTGTTGAACTAACAAATGAGGCTCAAAAAGAATTTAATGATTTTGTACAATCTATTAAATCAAATTATTCTAATGTTCAAGGAGATGTTGAGGTAATTTGTTCATCATCTATAGATGGAAACCCTGAAGGTAAAGTTGCATCAGGTCAAAAAAGAAAAGATTATGATATGGATTTATCTAAAAAAAGAGCTCAGAAAATTGCAACAACTCTTAAATCTAGTTTACCAGGAATTAAGTTAAATTTTATTCCTAAAGGTATTGGTGAAACAGACCAATTCGCACCCGGTAAAAAATTCCCGGAGGTAACAAATCAAAATGAAACCGCACCTAATCGAAGATTAATAATTAAACTTCCAACAATAATGAAATAAAAAAAAGGGTCTTTAACGAGACCCCTTTTTTTTTAAAATATTTTGATGTTAATTATTTTTTCACCATTATCATTATCAAAACAGAAAATCATAACATATTTGTTTAATTTTGGTTTTAGACTTTGACGAAAATATTCTTTCATTGAAATAGTGTTAGTCTTCTTATCTAATTTATACACATAACATTCGTATGAGTAATTAGTGTGTAAATCTTTATTTAAGTTAAATTGTTTAAAGAATTGTACCGTATCTAATTTGGTAATATTTAAATCAAACTTGGTAATTAATTGTTTAACCGATACAGAATCTTTTTTCCATAAATCAGTTAATTCATAAAAACTACCCGCCCTTTTTATTTGGGAGAAGGATAAATTTGAGATAAAAATAAAAAGGATGATGGTGATTAGTTTTTTCATATCAGTAAATGTTTTAATGTTTGATACAAAAATAACATTTTTTTTTTAATTCCCAACTATTTATAGATAAATAATTTAAAAAAGTTTTTACTAAACCATAAAAATATACCAGAATCTTAACATTCTTAATTCTGAATATATTTATAAATAAAATAATTTTATAAAAAATTAACAAATGGGAAATAATTTAAGACCGATTGGTAGCGAAAAATTACAAGGTATGGAGAAGATTCAACGTATCATGGAAATCGCAAAATATAATGAAAACAAACCTACACCGATAAATGAGAGTACTTCAGTTGATTATACTAAAACATTAGCTGATGGTAGAAATTATCAAATTATCAAAGAAAAAAATGGTTATGTTATTAAAAGAAGTTTAACAGAATCTGCTGGTGAAGTAGATTATTTAGAGCCAATGAAAAATAGAAAATATTATTCTTCTTATTCTCAAGCTTTTAAAAGACTTAATTTAATCGCAAAAGAAGTTAATGTTAACGAAGGTCAAGAAACCAATGTTAATTTATTTTACGAAAACGACGCAACAAAATATATCTTAAAAATGAAAGGTGGGGAAACTGATGAACAATCTGCACCGGCTCCGGCACCTGCTCCTGCTCCGGCACCTGCTCCAGCTCCGGCACCTGCTCCGGCACCTGCTCCAGCTCCGGCACCTGAAGATGAATTTGATATTGATGACGAAGAAGAAATTGATTTAGGTGACGATGAAATGGAACCTGAAGATGATGAAATTGTTACTTTAAAAGTAATCCAAAAACTAACAGGTAAATTGGCTCAAAAATTAAGAGCCTTTGAAGATGCTCAAGAAGACGAACCAATGACATCTAAAGATGTTAAATACGTTATAAACTCAATCTTATCAGCGTTAGATTTAGAATCTTTAGATGAAGAAGATAAAGAGGAAATCATGAATAAATTTGAAGAAGATGAAGCTAATGAATTTGGTCAAGAAGATGATATGGATGGTGAAGATTTTACCGATGATACTGAAGTTGAAGATATCCAAGCAGATATGGATGTAGAACCTGAAATGGCTGAAGGGTTTATGGATAATGACTTTGAACTTGATTTTGAAGAAGATGAATTACCTTCTCACCCAAGACATAGAAGATTAAATCCTCACACAATGAAAGACGACCACGCAAATCATTTAGAAGATATGTTTGAAGGTATGTTTACAGAATCAAAAGTTGATGAAGTATTAAGAGGTTATTTTAAAATTGACCAAAAAGAAAAACAATTATTAGAAAATAAAACACAAAAAACTAATTTGATTAAAGAAGAAAGAAAAAATAAAATTTCTAAAATCAAACAAATTTCTGAAAGTATTTCTCAAGAAGTCGCTTCTACTAAATTAGTAATAAAATATCCAAACGCAAAATTAGTTGGTAAAACAAATAAAAATAATTTGGTATTTGAAATGAATAATAAACAACTTAGAGTAAACACTAAAGGTGAAGTACTATGAGTTATTTAATATATGTTAATGAATTAGGTCCAAACTATAAAGGAGATAACATATATGAATTTATTTTCTCAGATAGTTCGGAAAACATTTGGGGGGAAAACTGGGACTCAAAACCGTCCAATAGATATCCTCTCCCACCTGATTTAGAACACATAAAAAAAGTAGGAGTTTTGAAGAATGATATGGTAACCATGTCAGTAATTCAAAACTCTGATTATTTTTCAATGATTGATTCTATGGATGGTATAATAGCCTTAGGGTATGAAAATGAAAGTGATGATGTTGATTTTGATAGACAAACTAGACTAGTTTTCTCGTTTGGAGAAACAGAAGAATCAGTAAAAAATAAATTATATGAACGAGATATCGTTTTAGAATTTGAAAAAAAAGTTGTATATGAACACTAATCAAAAAAAATTAAAACTTATTAAAGAAGGATTTAAAGCCTCAACACTACAATATTTATCAGAAAAACAAGTTAATTCATTGTTTACTCGTTTATTGGAAAGTAAGAAAGAACCTAAAGAAGTTCAAACAGTTACATCAACTAAAGTTATTGCGACACCGGATGAAATTAAAAAAGGTGTATCTACTCAAGGAAAGACGATGGCTAAAATGTTACCTGATGGTAAAGTAGAATTTACTGAAGATAGTAATGTAGATAATAATGATATTGATAAAGGTGAGGTAAGTCAATCTCCTGTACAGGTTCAAGGACCTGATGGTATGGATGATGATTCTGACAGTCAACTTCAAGAAAAATTTGAATCTAAAAGTCAACAAAAATATTTTTTTGCAAGATGTAACGATAAATCTCAATCTAAAAAAGTTAGAGATAAATGGTGTAGAATGGCTGATGAATTTGCCCAAAACACTAAATTTAACAAATTACCTGAAAAGAAAAAAGAAACAAAAGAAGATTTTAACTTTAAAGATTATGATAAGAAATTAGAGGCAGCTGTCTCCGGAGGATTTAAAAAAAATTTGACAAAAATATCTCCAAGTGTTACTATTGGTGAAAACAAAATAGAAAAACACATCATGAGATTAGTTGAAAAACATATAACACCTAAAATGTCTAAACAAGATTTTTTAAAATTAATTGAAGGAGATACTAAAACTGCTCCCGCAAAACCAAAAGTTAGTCCTGGTGTTAAACCAAAACACCCATTTCAACCGGACCCTAATAAAAAAGGAGCTCCTAAAGCAAAAAAACATGAAATGGATGAGGACACTAAAACAGCACCAGCAAAACCAAAAGTTAGCCCTGGTGTTAAACCAAAACATCCTTTTGCTCCGGACCCTAGTAAACAAGGTGCTCCTAAGGCAATAAAAAAAGAATTACCAAGTTTTTTAAAATTTAATCAATTAGGGTTAAAAACAAAATAATTATGAGCGTAAATTTAGAAATGGAAAAAATATTAAAAATCAAAAGTGATTTAGATAGGAAATTGATTAATGAAGGATTGACTAATAGTCAACAAACTAGATTAACAAAAATTAATCGTCTTTTAAATGAGGCTCCTGTTGGTTATGAAGGACCTGAAAGAATGGAACCGGGTATTGAAAGACAAATTACTCAAAGAAAAACCCCATACGCCGAACACCCTGCATTACCACAAGATGGTGATAACGACTTTGTTGAATTAATTTCTTCTCAACGATTTAAAGACTCCGTTGATAAAGTAAGAAGGTTTTTAGGTGATACTACACCAATTCAAGGAAATAACCCTATGATGGGTTTAATGAGTTCTGTTATGCGTAGTTTACAACAAATTAAACAAGTTGAAGGTCAACATAAAGAATATCTTGAAAATTTAGCGGTTAATTTAGTTAAAAAAGAATTAGGTATTCCTGAAGGACAATTACAATTTGATGTTGAATTAGTTAGTGGTTCTATGGGAGCCTCTGAGGGAATGCAAAATAAAGCTGAAGAACCGGATGAAGAAGACGTAGAAGAAGCATTTAAAGAAAGTGAAGAACACCAAGAAGAAATAGAAGACTTTATGGATTCTATGGAAAAATTTAATTTAGAAAAAGCGAAAAGAAGAATGATTAATTCATTAGTTCAAGGAGCGGCATTTAAAGGTGGTCATATGTATACATTAGTTAGTGATGAAATAAATAGATTGAATCCTGAGCTACTAAATTTATATGGTGTAACACAATCATTAATGGAACACTTATATTGGTTATATCCTGATATGGAAGGAATGGCAGGTGGTGGTAGTGGTCAAATGGGACAATCTGAAGCAGACCCTGAAACTGACCCACCAACAATTAAAGCAAAAGCTTTTACCTTTCCATTATTAGTTCACGAAATTGTAAAAGGTATTTACTCATTATATGGTGACCAAGGCTTACCGAACGACCCTGTTCAAAGAAGTATGGTTGTTGGTGCTGAAGATACATTACCAGCTGAAATATGGGATTCAAGGTTAGGACCAATATTTTGGGAAAAATTTAGAAATGTTTGGCCTGACAAATTATATGAAGAGGACCAAAGACATCTTCAACAATATTTATTTATGAAATTGTCTCAATTAGAAGCAAAAGATTTTATAACATTAGCGAAAGCTATTATGGCAGATAAACCGGAAGCTAAAAAGATGATTGATAGAATGGTTAATGAGATTGTAGAAATCCTTAAAAAACATGAGTACGAATCAAAAATGTCTGATGAAGATAGTGATGATGATGACTATAATGATGATTTTGATGATTTAGACGATATTGACTTATCATCTCTTGGATTCTAATAACCAAGTTGACTTATGTCAAATTTAACTAAAGAACAAGTATTAATAGAATACGTAAAATGTAGTAGAGATGTTGAGTACGCACTCAAAACGTATTTAGAAACATACGATAATACAGTTAAAAAATATGTTCCATTGGAACTTTTTCCTGACCAATTATCCTTACTCCAAGATTACGAAGAATACAATGAAAACATTGCATTGAAGTATAGACAAGCCGGAGTATCAACAGTTACTGCGGCTTGGATGTCACGAAAACTTGTATTCGCAAGAAAAGAAACCCCTGAAAAAATTCTAATTATCGCCAATAAATTAGACACCTCATTAGAGATGGCTAATAAAATAAAAGCGTTTGTTGGTCAATGGCCTTCTTGGACAGGTGTTGACTTTGACAAAACAAAAAATTCTCAAAAACATTATAAATTAACAAATGGGTGTGAGGTTAAAGCCGTTGCGACATCTAAGGATGCCTTACGTGGATTTACACCAACCATACTTATATTTGATGAGGCAGCCTTTATTGAGGCTGATAGTGACTTTTGGGCTGCCTGTATGGCTTCTCTATCTACGGGTGGTAAAGTAATTGTTGTCTCCACACCTAATGGTTATGACGCGATTTATTATGAGATATATGACCAAGCATTACGTAATATGAATGATTTCAAAATTACAGAAATGTTTTGGTATCGTGACCCACGTTATACTAAAGATTTATATTTAGTTAAAACTGAGGATGTTATTCATTATTTATTAAATAAAGAAGATTACAAACCGGACGACATTATTGATTGGGCTAAAATACCATATGAGGATAGAAATTACAAAGAATTAAGAATTATTATGGATGCCGGTTTTAAACCTTGTTCTTCTTGGTTTGAGGCGATGGTTAAAAAATTAAAATACGATAAACGTAAAGTATCTCAGGAGTTAGAATGTAACTTTTTAGGTTCGGGTGATAACGTATTTGATTCTATTATGATGAATAAGATTCGTGAAAACATGATTTTAGAACCAATAAGTAAAAGAATGGGTAACGCTCTTTGGATTTGGAAAGACCCTATTGTTGGACATAAATATATCATGGGTGTTGACGTTTCTCGTGGAGATTCAGAAGATTTTAGTTCTTTTCAAATTGTTGATTTTGACACTATGGAACAAGTTGCTGAATATGTTGGAAAATTACCCCCCGATACGATGGCGGAAATTTGTCACAAATGGGCAACATTATATTCTTGTTTTGTCGTTATTGATATTACAGGTGGAATGGGAGTATCGACAGCGAGAAAGTTACAGGAAATGAATTTCAAAGATTTATACATTGATGGTGTTGATTCCGCGAACAAATGGAAGTACGACCCAAAAGCTGCTGAAAAAATACCTGGTATTAACTTTAACAATAAGAGGGTACAAATTATAGCGTCTTATGAAGAAGTTATGAGACACGGGTTCAGGATATATAGTTCAAGACTATATAACGAAATGAATACATTTATCTATATGAATGGTCGACCTGACCATCAAAAGGGTCATCACGACGATTTAATTATGTCGATTGCTATGGCGACATATGTTGCAGAATCTTCATTCAGTAAATTAACAAAAGTGACTGAACATACCAAAGCGATGATTGATTCTTGGTCGATTAGTAATAATGATAATGTTAGAGAAGCCATATCGTTTAACCCTGTAATTCCTAACACCAATGAAAGAGTTGGTCAATTCAGTAATGGTAATATAAGTAAAGACGATTATCTAAAATACGGCTGGTTATTTGGGAATAGATAATATTTATCAAATAAACATAAATGGGTACCACCGATAGAAAGACCTCATCATTAAATAATAGTATAACCTTTGACGCAAATGCAGATTTGTACTCGAATGGTTTACTTAATACTGGTGTTGGTAAATCAGGTGGATTTGAGAATAGGAAAAAATCAGGTAATGCTATCGCTGGTTCGACAATGGTTGTTCCGGGACAAAACATTTTAAGTTATAGAGTTGAGTCAATTTTTAAACCTAGTGGTGGCGGACTTAATTTTGCGTCAGAATCTATTATCTATACCGCATTGAACAAAAGTACCACAAAAGGTGGTAGTTTTGAAAATAGAAAAAAATCTGGAAATATTTTTGCAGGTTCTAGAATGGTTGTACCGGGTCAAGACATTTTAAGTGTTAAAGTATTTGCACCGGAATTCAAAAAACCTAAAACAATTGATGTGTTTAGTGGAGCTCTTCCTCCAACACCTACTCCTGAACCAACACCGACACCAACACCGACACCACCACCAACAAGTACTCCAACGCCTACACCAACACCTACTATGACTCCGTCACCAATTGTTGAAATTTGTTACTTGGCAACTGAGGATTATATTAGAATTACTGCGGAAAATGATGACAATTTAATTGTTGAATGTCACCCATTCCCTATACCAACACCACCAGCAAATTATCCTATGCCAACCCCCACACCAACCATCCCATGATAATAATTGATTAATCTCAACTATTTATTAAAATAAAAAAATATTTAAATTTTTCATATGGAAAACAATCAAAATAATGATTTAACAGTTTGGCAAAGATTATCCAAAGCATTTGGACCGAACTCGTTATTGAACCAAGATTATCCCGTATATAAGTTAGATAAGAAGGAATTATTAAAAACCACATCTAAAGCCGAATACGAGAGAGAAAAATTACAGGCACAACAAACTTATTACTTAGCCAACCAATGGACTAAAATTGAGAGTAACTTATATACCCAAGCGGTATATTATGAACCAACTCGTTTAGCGTCATTTTATGATTATGAATCTATGGAGTACACTCCTGAAATTTCTGCGGCATTAGATATCTATGGTGAGGAATCAACAACTGTTGACCAAAATGGTTATATGTTACAAATTTATTCTGAATCAAAAAGAATAAAAAGTATCTTAACGGATTTATTTAACAATGTTTTAGATTTAAATACTAACTTACCTATGTGGACAAGAAACACTTGTAAATATGGGGATAATTTTGTGTATCTAAAATTGGATGCTGAAAAAGGTATTGTTGGATGTATGCAATTACCAAACATTGAAATTGAACGTTTGGAACGTGGTATGGCTGCGAAGGCGGCAAATGTTGATGAACCACTTGAAAATAGGGGTTTACGTTTCAAATGGAAAGTTAAAGACATGGAGTTTAATTCATGGGAGATAGCTCACTTTAGATTACTAGGTGATGATAGAAAACTTCCTTATGGTACTTCTATGTTAGAGAAAGCAAGACGTATATGGAAACAATTATTATTGTCTGAAGATGCGATGTTAATTTATAGAACATCAAGAGCACCTGAAAGACGTGTTTTTAAAGTTTATGTTGGTAACATGGATGATAAAGATGTTGAACCGTATGTACAACGTGTTGCTAATAAATTTAAAAGAAGTCAAGTTGTGGATTCTCAAACAGGTAATGTTGATATGAGATTCAATCAAATGGCTGTTGACCAAGATTACTTTATTCCTGTTCGTGACCCTGCGGCACCAAACCCAATTGATACATTACCGGGAGCACAAAACTTAGCTGAGATTGCGGATATTGAATACATCCAAAAGAAATTGTTAACCGCTCTTCGTGTACCTAAAGCATTCTTAGGTTTTGAAGAAGTTACTGGTGATGGTAAAAATCTATCATTAATGGATATTCGTTTCGCAAGAACAATTAATAGAATACAAAAATCGATGATTGCAGAATTAAACAAAATCGCAATTATTCATTTATTTTTATTAGGGTTTGAGGATGAATTATCAAACTTTACATTGGCATTAACTAACCCATCTTCACAAGCCGATTTATTAAAAATCGATATTTGGAAAGAGAAAATTTTATTGTATAAAGACGCAGTGGCTGCTATCGAAGGTATTGCTCCGGTATCGGTAACATGGGCTAAAAAACATGTGTTAGGATTCTCTGATGAAGAAATTAAATTAGATTTACAACAACAACGTATTGAAAAAGCCGTTGGTGCTGAGTTAACTAATACCGCAACAATTATCACTCATACAGGAGTATTTGATACTATTGATAAATTATACGCAAGTAAATCCGGAACAACCGCTGTTGGTGGAGCTGTTCCTGCACCACCACCTGCTGGTGGAGGAGGTGCCTTAGGTGGTCTTGAGTCTGAATTAGGTGGAGCACCTGAACCGGGTGGAGCACCTGAACCGGGTGGAGCGCCTGAAGCTGGTGGTGAAGCAGAATTAACACCTGAATCAAAAACACGGGAGAATATGAACATTTTATTGGAAAGCCGTAGTTTAACTGAAGATGATTCGTATATTGATTTATCTCGAGCAAGAAATTCTTTAGGTGATATCGAGAAAGAATTGGATAAAATCTTAAATGATTGATATTTATAATTAAAAAGAAAATGACAAAGTTTGGAATATTAAAATCGAAGATAGAAAACGTATTACTTGAATCGTATAAAAACGATACATTTAAAGACGAATTAAAAACATTTAAAAAACTTGTATTAGAAAATAAAAATGTTAGTAAAATTTTCTACATGTATGATGAATTAAACACTAGAAAAGGTTTGAATGATTCATATTCAAGAGAATACATCCATGAATGTATTACTCTATATGAAAATGCTGTTAATAAAATTTTACCGGCAGATTTAAAAAAATTAAATACATGGGTTAAAAATACGAAATCAAATAATTCATATGAAAACATTGACAACCTATTTTCAACAGATGTTTTAACTATTGAATCAAGACTTAAAAGTAAAAATTTAATTTTAGAAAATTTAAAAAAAATACCGGTTATACAAACTAAAGGTATTGAACTTCCATTATCAACTATGGTTAGTGTTGCAAACAAAACCATTAAAAATTATATTGATGGTTTAAGTGAGTCTGATAAAAAAGAAATTGTTAAATTGTTGTCTGAAGATGATAAAGAATTATCAATTAAATTTAACACTCTTAAAGAAAGTGTGGTTGATAAATTAAATGCAATGAAAGAGTCATCTGAAGATAATTCAGTGAAAGGTAGGATTGATGAAACACTTACAAAAGTGATATCTGAGAAATACGACAAGTTGACTTATTTTAAACTTAAAAGTTTAAAAGAAAATCTTTAATTATTATCCGAATAATATTTTAATTGAACGTGTTTAGCTTTTGCTAACACGTTTCTTTTTTTTACGGAAGGTTTAATAAATTCTTTTCTTTTATTAAGTTCAGAGCTTTGACGTGTCTTAATAACTTTACTTTTATAGAGTTTTAACGCTTTCTCTATTGATGTATTTTTATCTAATTTAATTATTAACATATTATACATATATTCCAAATTAACAAAAAATTTGACCTAACACCTATTTTTACCTATCTTTTTTAAAAATAAAAGGAAAAATATGAAAATTAATGAAAAAGGGGAAAACCTCTCAACTAAACGGTTTTAAAACTGCAAAAGTTGTTTATGGAACAGTTGATTCTGTCAACTTAAAATCACTTTACTTAAATATACAAACATGGGTCGAACCATTCTATGATTGTGATAATTGGAATCGAACAGTTTTAAACCTAAGTAGGGGAGTAAAACACTCAGTTTATGACTCTTTAAATAATAAAATTTTTGATACAAAATTTATCGTTGATTTAGATTTAAGGTCAAGCGGTTTAAATTTGGGGAAAAAATCATTTATGAATATTGAAATTAACTTTTTTATTATTGAGGAAAACTTCGATTTTAAATCAAAACAAATTAAAGATTCATTAATTAAAATAACAAATCAAATCTTTAATGATAACTTTTATAAAAATAATTATTTTAACTTTTATCTAACTAAAAAAATCAAATCCGTTGAATATCCGTCACAAACCGAAAATGTTTAATATTTATTATTAAAACATTTAAAATGAGTTTAAAAATATTACAACCGAATGAATCAGGAAAAGGTATATTAGTTGAATACGATGCGGGTTATATTAACCCAAAGGATAATCGTAACGAAACTTTAATTAGAGAATCTAGCGAGATGTTGGACCACTCAAAACCATTTGAATTTTATGCCGTATTACAAAAATATGACACCCCAAATAGAAATGGTAGATTATACCCTGAACGTATATTAAAAAGAGAATCTGAGAATTATAAAAAAATGATTAAAAAGGGTACTGCTCTATCAGAGTTAAATCACCCGGAATCATCACTAATTGATTTAGATAGAGTTTCTCATGCAATCACTGAAGTATGGTGGGAAGGTAACGTCTTAATGGGAAAGATTAAATTATTGACATCACCGGGTTACCATGAAAGAGGTATCTGTTCAACTAAAGGAGATTTAGCTGCAAATTACTTAAGACAAGGAGTTACTTTAGGTATATCATCAAGGGGTGTTGGGTCACTTAAAAAAATTGGTGACCAAAACGAAGTACAAGATGATTTTGAATTAATTTGTTTTGACTTAGTGTCTTCACCTTCAACACCGGGAGCATACCTATTTTTAAATAAAGAGGATAAAAGTTTGTATGATGAAAACTTAGATGAAGAGAAAAGAATGAGTGTTGAAAGACATGTTGGTAATTCAGGTAATAAATCACTTGACTTAATGAAAAAATTAAACGATTATTTAGGTCATTAAACTAAATAAAAAAAATTATGGACGAGAAGTATTTCATTGCAAAAATTACCTTAGACTCAGTTGATGAGGCATCAGGAAAGATTAAAAAATTAAGAGAAGAAAAATTAGTTAGTGGTTATAACCCAACTGATGTAGAAGCGAAAGTTACGAAAGTTTTTGAGCATTATACAATGGAATGGAGAATCACAGCAATTGTTGAAAGCAAAATTGATGAAGTGATAGAATAAGAATTTATATTCAATAATTAATAAAGGAGACAGAAATGTCTCCTTTTTTTATGCTTTTATTTTTTTGGTAATATTTATAGTTATAAAAAAACTCAACACCAAATTATTAAAAATAATGATTTTTTAATAATGGGAGATATTTATATATTAAAATAACTTAAACACAAATGGCAAAAGAAAAATCTTTAGTTGAAGAAGCTATCATCCAAATGAAAAATTTGGAAGAAGCGGTAGCTGAAAATGCAAAAGGAATACTTGCTTCGACAATGTCGCAAGAAATCAAAGAACTAGTAAAAGAATCTCTTACAGAACAAGAAGAAGAAGAGATTGACACTGAAGTTGACATGGATGACATGGATATGGATACAGACATGGATGACATGGATGTTGATGTAGATATGGAAGACGACATGGATACTGATAATGTAGATATGGATGATGACGAAGAAACCATAGACCTTACTGACGTAGATGACGATGAAGAAATCTTACGTGTATTTCAATTAATGGGACCTGAGGATAATATTGTAGTTACTAAAGATGATTCTGGTAACATCAGTTTAAAAGACAACGAGAACAATAAAGAATACATGATTGTTGGTGAGAGCGAAGATGAAGAAATGTTTGAACAATTTAACGACGAAGACGAAGACGAAGACGAATTCGAATTTGAAGACGAAGATGAAGACGATGATTCTGAAGGTATCGAAGATATCATATCTAGAGTATTTGATAATGACGACGAAGATTCAGAAATGGGTGAAGCGTTTGGAGGAAACAAACACGATTTTAAAAGACGTAATGGTCATAAAATTGGAGATGTTGATGGACACTTCAAAGATTTTGAATCAGAATTTGACGAAGAAGAAGATATGGACGATGAAGAAATCGTTTATGAAATTTCTTTTGATGACGAAGACGACACAGAGTTAGATGAACAAGATGATATGGACATGGATGATGATACAGTAGTAGAATCTAAAATGACTGTAAAACCTAAAGGAACCGGATTAGGGAATCCTAGTAAATTTAAATATGATACTAAACCTAATCAAAATGGTGGTTTCAAAACTGTAAAAAAATCTGCTAATGTAACTATGGGTACAGGAAAAGCAAAATTTGATTACAAAGATGGTGAAAATCTTGAAGGTAAAATGAAAACTGTTAAAAAAACAGAAACAAAAGAGCAAGTTGCTAACACAACTAAAAAAGCTGAAACAAAAGAGGCTTCTCGCACATTAGGTAATGGAAGTAATTTCAGAAAAGGTGGTTTGCCAAAACCAAGAGCACACTCATCTTTTAATACCGCAATTAAAGAGAATACTAATACAACTGAGTTAACAGTTCTTAGAGAAAAAAATGAAGAATACAGAAAAGCTCTTAACGTATTTAGAAATAAATTGAATGAGGTTGCAGTGTTTAATTCAAACTTAGCTTACGCTACTCGTTTGTTTACAGAACATTCAACATCAAAACAAGAAAAAATAAATATCTTAAGAAGATTTGACGGTGTTGAAAACATTAAAGAATCTAAAAACTTATACAAAGTCATTAAGGATGAACTTACAGGGACTTCTTCTCAACCTATGAATGAGTCATTAGAAAGAACAATTGCTAAAGCACCTTCAACAGGTTCAGCAATTAATCTAATTGAATCTAAAACATATGAGAATCCACAGTTCTTAAGAATGAAAGACTTAATGTCAAAATTAAAATAAAAATAAATAAAAATTAATAAAAACCAAAAAAAATGGGAGCATTATTAGAATCAGGTCTAGTTGGTAACATCGGGTTAAAACACCTTAAAGTTATTAAAGAAGACACAATCAACAAATGGGACAAATTAGGATTTCTTGAAGGTCTTAAAGGTCACTTAAGAGAAAACGTAGCTCAATTATATGAGAACCAAGCGTCTTTCTTAATAAACGAAGCAACTTCTGACGGGTCTTCAGGTTCATTTGAAACTGTTGTATTTCCTATCGTAAGAAGAGTATTCTCTAAATTATTAGCGAATGATATCGTTTCTGTACAAGCAATGAACTTACCAATCGGTAAATTATTCTATTTTGTACCAAAAATTCAAGGATACAAAGACGGTATTGACGGTCAGTATTCAGGTGAGCACTACGCACCAATCGGGTCTCCAGGAAATTATCCAGGTTCTCCAAGTGAAGGTTACACAGCAGGTTCAGGCTCAAACAACCCAGTATATGAAAAAAATCTTTATGATTTATTCTATGAAGGTAACGAACCAAGTTTAGACCCACCAGGATTATTTGATTATTCTAAAGGTCGTTGGTCAGCTATCACAGCAACAACAACTATCCAAAAATGGACAGGTGGAGTTTTAGTTGATGCAGTTATTTCAGGAACAACTGATGGAGCAGCAGTAATTGCTTCAGGTAACACAAGAAAAGTTATCATTAAAATGTGTGGTTTTGCTGACACAGGTGCAGGAAAATTAATCGGACCTGATGGTAACGAAATGGATACTGAATCATTCTTATCTGATTTAATTATCTATACAGGAGCTGGTTTAACAGTTGACGCTAGTTCACCATGTGCTGTATCTACAGGAGCTTTATTATTTAGAGTTGTAACTCAAATCTATGGTAGAGGTATTGTGAAATATGGTAACACAACTCAAACAACATTTGCATCTACTGGTAACGGTGGTTCATTCAAAAATGTATGTGACGTTGATGGTTGTATTTGGTTAGAAGTTGATTTATCTTGTCCAGTATGTGCTGATTGTGATTCTTCATCGTTAGATGGTTACACAGGTACAACTATTTCTGAAGCATTAGCAACAACTTCATTTAAAGCTGTTTTCAGACGTTATGAAGAATTAGAATTTGAAGATAAAATCGGTGAGGTTTCTTTCGATTTAGATTCAGTTACTGTATCAGTTACAGAAAGAAAATTAAGAGCACAATGGTCTCCTGAGTTAGCTCAAGACGTTGCAGCTTTCCACAACATCGATGCTGAAGCTGAATTAACAGCTTTATTATCTGAGCAAGTTGCGGCAGAAATTGACCGTGAAATCTTAAGAGATTTACGTAAAGGTGCTGCATGGAACTTGAGATGGGATTACAATGGTTGGAGAAGAATTTCTCAAGTAACTTCTTACACTCAAAAAGATTGGAACCAAACATTAATTACAGCAATTAACCAATTGTCTGCACAAATCCACAAATCTACTTTAAGAGGTGGAGCAAACTGGATTGTTGTATCTTCTGAGGTTTCTGCTATCTTTGATGATTTAGAGTACTTCCACGTATCTAATGCTTCTCCTGAACAAGACCAATATAACATGGGTATTGAAAGAGTTGGAACATTAGCAGGACGTTACCAAGTTTACCGTGACCCTTACTTCCCAGCTAACCAAGTGTTAATTGGACACAAAGGAACATCATTGTTAGACACAGGATACATCTACGCACCGTATGTACCATTACAATTAACACCAACAATGTACAACCCATTCAACTTTACACCGATTAAAGGTATAATGACTCGTTACGCGAAAAAAATGGTGAACAACAGATTTTACGGAAGAATTACTGTAGATGGTGTTAGAACATTCGATTTAAGAGAATTGAGATAATCAAAATCTTAAAATATTTAATAAAAAGGGACTATATGTCCCTTTTTTTTATGCACAAATATTAAGTTTAAATAAATAATAATGTATTTATATAAAAAGAAAAATATGAATAATTTATTTGAGATATCTAGTGAGGAAAGAAATAGAATAATGAATCTTCACGAAGGCGCGACAAAACGACAATATTTAAACCTGGAACAAGTTTCTACAAAACAATCGTTGATTAACACAGAATTCCCAATACAAAGTATTGGAGATAAATTTGGGTTTGGTCAGATTGATTCCCCAACCGTTAAAAACGATATTATCGCATTAAAACCTCAGATTGAAAAATTTATTAAAGACAATGGTGGTAAGACATTTATAGTTAATATAACATCTGGAGAATCAAATGTGACGAATCCTAAAGGATATGAGACAAAGGGAAGTTTGGCATTGGCAAGAGCAAATTCGGTTAAAAAATATTTTCAGGAGATATTTCCTGATTTAATCAAGAATGGTGTTTTAACTATCCAAGTTCCAACAGATGTTAATCAAGTTACATTAGGTAAAACTCCGTATGATAAGACTAAAGGTGATAATAAAAACCCTGAAAAAATTAAATTATACAAACAAGAACAGTTTGTTAATTTCGATATTAAAGGAACGGGGGAAGTTAAAGATAAAGATTCCAAAGATATTTGTAATTGGGTTGGTGTAAAAATTGAGGCGGGTCAAGGAGATGCAAGTCTTAATTATGTATTAACTAATGAAAAATTATATGGTAATGGTGTTGTAACTTTTGATACCGGAACCATTCCCGATAGATTAGTTGTTCTTAATAAGGGGGAAGAGGTGATTCAAGACACTGGTTATGTGACGACTAGACCACATAAATATGTTGATTTTAAATGGGTCCCATTATATGTTTATCAATTAACTCTTATAAATTCAAGAAATAATGTGTCAGTTAGTGGTGATAAACTTGTAAAAATAACAGCAAATAATTATCAAGAGTTATTGGAACAACTTTTAGTTGACCCATCCAAATCAAAAACATTTAAAAGAGGTGGAATTGAAGTAGAATATGCTTTAAAAGACCTTCAAAAACTTTGTAATAAAGGTGTTAAAGAATTTGTTATTTATACAATAGGAGAGGCACCTATTAAAATAAATTTCAATAGTTCATCAGGAGAATCAATTGTTAGAGTTTATTCACCAATTGGTACTGATACAATTAAAACCGGATATAGTGTTACCGCACTGTGTAATAAAACAATTTAATTTTTACTTAATATATCTCGTTTTGGTGGATTTTTTTCAGTTTTAATAATTTTTTTAACTAATTCACCATTTTTAACATAAACGATTGTTGTTGTTCTTAAGTTTGGGTAATCATTAACAATGACCGCACCTACTTTAACACGATAAACATTGGATAACGAATCTAACAAAACATTGATACCTTTATCAATGTTTTTTGGTTTTGGGTTATCTTGAGAGAATGAGGATAGACTTACAATAAGTAAAAGTGATAAGAATATTTTTTTCATAGTGTTTGTATTTTATTTTACAAATGTAAATATAAATTATTTATCCCACAACATTTTTTTCAATTTTATTTAATGTTCTTATTGATTTTGAAATAATTTCTGATTCCCCCAATGAAAACACGCCTGAGTGAAATGCAAAACTAACGGCTTGAGTTAGAATATAGATTGATTGTTCTTTATCCATTGTTGATAGTAGTACGTCTAAATGGTCTTCATTATATAATGGGATAGTATTAAATAATTTTCCGAATAGTTCTTGTTGTTGTTGTTCCATAATTAAAATTTTGTATATTTATAAGTATATGGATAAAAATAACAAAAAACAAATTAAAGAAGCTACAGGTACTGGTGGTTCGGGTTCATTTAGAGTTCCGATGAGTCCTGGTGTTAGGCTTTTCAATAAAGAGCAATTACAACCCTTTATTGTTCCAACATCAAAGTATGATAGTGCAGAATTAGCGTTTGATAGTTATGATGGTAAAATGAGTACACCAAAGAATAAAATTGCAAAAATAGAAAAAGAGTCTAGAAAAATTTCTAAATATGTGAAAAAACATCCTGAAGACAATGATGAAGAAGGCGGTGTGTTAAATCAAACACCCGGTGGGAAGAAAAAGATAGTCCCTATTGTAACGGAATGGTTTGAGATAACCAAAGATACGATTTTAGAAGATATCATCCCAAACGGTCTAAAAACTACCTCAAATTATGAAAGGGTTATTGATAAATTTAGAAAAGACATTCCTGAAGACAAATATAAAGCGTTTGATTTAATCGTTAGTAAAATAAAAGATTATGTTCAAGATAGGGGGTATACAATAAAAGTATTGAATGCCTGTAACACAGGATTTCAAGGAGTTCGAACAAGTAAGGCGATTATTATATGTTCACCTGAGTCATTCTCAAATTTTGCATCATTTGTATATGTTTTATTTCACGAATTGAAACATGAACAACAAATGTCGGAATTTAATTTGAAAGATTCTTACATGGGAGATATTGAAGACTTTGAGGAGTTTTACAAAATTTATTGGGATATGGAAATGGATGCTGATAAATATGGAAAAGAATGGGTTAAAAAAATTGGTAATGTTCTAAACTTACCTGAACAAGTTTATTTTTTAGATAAGATGATTGAAAATTACCCAACAATGTCCGGAATGATTAGACAAATGATGACACAATTACATAACCATGTTAAAATGTTAAAAAAACAAGGAATGACCTATACTGATATAAGTGATTTGGATATTGTTAGAAAACATTTAGATAAATTAGAAGATATGTTTTAAATAAAGAAACCCTTACTCTACAGTAGGGGTTTTTATTTTTTTGGAACTATCCACTCTATCTAAAATACTTTTTAAAGAATATTTGATTTGAGACTTCATTTCATTTTTAAGTTCTTGTCTAATACGTTCTACTTTAGTATCGTACATTTTAGTTAATTTTTCCCAATCTCTGTTAGACATTAAAATATTACTGTAGTAGTACTCGTGATTGATTACACTAATTTTTTTATCATCAAGAATAATAAATATTCCTAATTCGGAATGTTTAATATATCTTTGTGATGAAAGGGGGGCAATTAAAAATTTAGACCCCTCACTAGTTATTAACTTACGACATATTGATTTGCAGATATGTACATCGCCTAATAGTCCCGAGTCTTGATAATCAAATTGACTTCTTGATTTAACAATACGTCTTATCACCAATCTTTTAAAAAATTTAAATATTTTTTTCATTATGTACTTGATTTATTTATAGTACAAATGTAATTATATTTTTTGAGAATAAAAAATATTTTTATAAAAAAAAAGGAGAAATTTAATTTTCCCCTTTATTTTTTGATTTATCTAAATATTCATAAGCTTTGTCCCCATACATTTGGTAGAGTCGTTTAAAGAATTGTGCAGGATTTTTTCTTATGTACCTAATAACATCATTAGGTATATATGCACCATATTTGTCACCAAATAAAGATTTTGCTTGACGTTCTCTATCACTTGTGGGTCTTTCAACGTCAGTCGAGTAGTCCTGTTCTAAAACATTCATATTGTCTTCATTTTTAGTTTCATTCATCATGAAATCAAAAACTTGGTCAATATTTTCTTTTGCGGTTGATAAATGGTCTTGAGCCCAATCATGACCCCCATCTAAAACACCTTCAACGGTATTTTTATTTAATTCCAATAACAAACCTGTTTGTCTATGAATTTGTTCTAAATTACTGAAAAACATATATCTTTCATTATCTTGTTCAGACATGATTCGTTTAACTAATTCAGTAAGTTTTGATTCAGATAGTTTAATTACTTTTTTCATATGATTATGAGTTTAATCCATTTCCGCCAATTGTGACCGCATTTAATTGTACAATTGCTTTATTTTGTCCATTTGTATAAACAGGACGTGGTGGGTTAATTAATAAATTACCACCATTACAGTCATCTTCACAAATTAAACCATTATTACCACCTGTGTTTGCACTAAATGGTACAATACATTCGTCACAAGTATCAAATGGTCCATAACTTAACATTGAATTAGCGAATTGTGTTGTTGTTTCACCCGAAGTTAATGTTACACAATATCCTGTTGGTAACTGATAAACTTTACTAAAGTCAGTTCCATTTATTGGTAAAATAATAACTTGTATTGATTCTTCACCACAAGTTGTTGCCGTTACTATAATATTTAATTCTTCCATATTTTTTATTTATAAATATATTACAATTTCAAATACTTTGTATTTACTACTTGAAATTTAATTTGTCGTTTATATGTGTTTATTTCACCACTACTAATTACTTGTATGTCAATAAAATATTCGTTAGGTATTTTGTCTCTAGTGTCAAATATAAAATAGTATTCGTTAGGGGTTCTATTAATTTTTGTCCATCCTTGAACTTGTACTTCTGTCGTCCCTTCTTTAACATATATTCTATATGAAGCATCAACATTTAATAATAAATTTTGGGTGGTATATGCTTGTTTAATTATGACACCAACTTTACGTGTATCGGTATTCACAATTTCTTCATTTTGTTTTAAACCGTAAAAATCAAATCCATATAATAAAGGATTTGCAGACACCACACCCATTTGAATAGCATTTTTTAATGGTTGTAATGTGAAATCATTTAACACTTGAGGTAATGGGAAGTTATTGTAACTAATATTGTACCATCTATCAGAAAACATACACGGTGTTTTATATCCCATAAGAGGTGGTATAACAACTTCATAAACTCCTCGAGTTCTTTGACATGTTGTTAACCCTGATAGTCCCGGAATAACATCCCCCATCATATCTAATATATCCACTTTAGGTGGGTAATCTAAATTGATTGGGTTACCATTATCAAATAAGTATAAATACAATTTATTAACTCTACCTAACGTAAATTGATTTCTATCATCTTCAATTAAGTCATTATAATTTGTTTCAAGATATGGTTCATAGAATGTTTGAGTGTGTTGAGTGAAAAATTGCACTTCATAGTTATTTGTAAGACCTGTAAGATTTTCAACTTGAGGTTTATACGCTATTCCCCATCCTGACACATTTGGTATTGTCCCATTTAACATACCATTAATTTCATTTGTCATATCAAAAGCAATGTTTTCATTACCAAATTCAAAATGTTGAGTGTCAACTATAGTGATTCCGCTAAAAGGAACCGGTCCTAAATTTTTGTTATTATAAATTCCGGGTTGTTGCCAAACACCAATGGTTGTTGTTTGAAACCAATTTGATGGTCTATCAGAAAAGCTTCTATCTGATTCACTATATTTGTAAACTAAATCCGCAAAATCATAACCAACACCTTCATCCCAAAGTTGGGGTGTTGATGGGTCATTATTTAAATAAGGGATTCTAAATAAAATTAAATCAAATGACGTTGCTCTCATCCTCATTTGAGATGTTAGAGTATTTAACAATTCCACATCAAATGTTGAAGTGTTTGTCATTCTTAATGTATGTGTAATAGTATCTGTACATCCAGTGGTTATAGTACCATCAAAAATTTTCTCTTTTAATAATGTTAAGTCTATATCAAAAATGAAACGGCTATAATTGTTTGGGTATTGAGTTGTTGCCACATTACCATAGAATAGTTCCATAACAGGATTTCTACCTGTGTTGGTAAAACTATTTGAAATAAGTGTATTGTTCTTACTGAAATATGAATTAATAATTGACATATAAATGTTTTATATATAAATATCAATTAATTCTAATATTTTGATTTAATATTGTATTTTCTGCATCTGCGAGGATTGCGTTGATTTCTGAGGTTGTTTGCCCATTACCCGCGGCAACCGGAACAGGAGCCATTGTTGCAACCGGATGAACGTGTCCTGTAACAAATGAGAAAATTTTTCTAAGTAATCCCATTAATTCATCACCCCTCACAACAGGGTATGTTTTATTAAGAATACTATTCTCATCTCCAATAAATTTATCCTGAGGAATCCCATATAAAGTTTGACTTAAACTAATTTTTCCTTTTGGACCTGCAGAATCTTGAGATAAGAAATACATTCTTTGAGAACCCATAATACTATAACTAATATCTGCCGGAATAAATTCGGTAGGTATCACTACTTCTTCTTTTAAATCGGCTTGAGGACCAAGAATTGGTTTACCCGATTTGTTTTCCCAAACTAAAAACCATCCTTTAAATTTTTTACTAGCAGGGTTTAATGTTATTTTATCATAAAATCTTACATAATTAACATATTCCGCGACTTCAGTTATAAGGTCATTTGGTGAAAATTTATTTCCGGTGGTATAAGTTAATTTTGATGGTGTGATAACTAATGGGAATGTTACGTTAGGTGCAAAATTTTGAGGATTGTTTACAGTATAACCTGATATGTTTATAAATCCGCTAAACACTCCCTGTATGAAATTATTTATAATAGCGGACGCATCATCAAATGATTTCGCAGTAAATTTAATTTCTTCTAATGGAGAGCCATAATTTGTCCCAACAGATAAAGTTGTTATTGTATCAGATTTAAAGTTTTTTGAGTTTACTGCTACACTTGGAACTACATTATATAACCCTACAGAACCGTTAAATGCTCCCGGTATTGATAAGTTCTCTAAATTATCAATATTCCAAATAATCATTTTTTTCACAACTTTAACTTGTTCAATTAATCGAGTAATCCCCTCAGGGTCTTTAGTTGTCTTTTGTTGGGAAAAATTAGATAATTGAATGAAGGCTCTATTAACATTTCCTAATGGTAATTGGTCTTTCACCAATCTTTTAGTTTTACCCGCTCTAATTAATACTTCATTTTCCTTAACAATCACATCGGCAGTTCCTCTTCCTAATAACGCATTATCACCGGGTTCAGGAAACACTCCTTTACTCTCTTGATTTCTATAGGCACCTACTTGATTTTTAATTGAAATTCCCTGAGCAATTCTGTCACCTGATGCTAAGAATTTTTTTGCTCCTTGAAAATTTTCAAAAGGACTAATCATTGGTGATGAAAATGGTCCTTGAATATAAAATTGATTTGTGAATGGGAAATCTTTATTTGAGTATATTATATGAACATACTCATCTTTAAGAGGTACTTGACTTACATAAAACGGTAATAACGATAAACAAATTAAAGGGTCTTTTGAAGTCCAGGGGTCCGTTTCCTCATTCCAATTTGGAATTGCTGCTATAATATCTTGATAATTTTTTGTTTCAGGTATAACACGAAGTCTTCCTAACATCATAGGGTCTTCATTGTTAAGTACTATTCCTGGAAAAATTATTTGATTAGTTACCATTTTTCTTTGTTCTTGAGTTATATTCTTTTAATATTGTATTATAAGTTAATTCTAATTTATCTAAATGGTGCGTTAATTTAATTAACGATTCTTTAGTTAAAACAAAATCTTCCTGAATAAAATCCATAACAAATGATAAATCTTTATTTGATGAATTTTTATATTCTTTAATAATATTTTTAGCTTTTTCAGATTTTTCTTGGATATTCATTATTATATTTTTTTACCGAAAGCACTTGCTGGTACTGTTAAACCTGCGGGTGTCATTGTTAATGGTCCAATAGCAATTTGTAATTTATTATTATCCGAATCTTCTTTTGCCATTGCTTTCATTTGACCAAATTTACCTAAAATATCTAAATTAGGGCTACCATCCGGTAAAGGACCTGTTGGGATACCAATTTTTTGTAGTTCTTCAATAGCTCCAACAAAGGCTCTTGATTCTGAGTAACCATCTAATAGTTGTGAAGCGAATAATAATGGTAAAGGTATTTGACTACCAAAACCGAGACTACTAGTTATCAAATCTAATAAAGCTAATAATTCATCTACAACACTTTTACATTTTCGCCAATCACTAATAAAAGACGCAACAATTAATAATAATTGAATGAGTTTTAAAATCATTGATATTCTTTTATCAATTTTTTCTTTAACAATATCTGTAATAACTCTTTGAATCAATGCTAAAATATCTTTTTTTATTAATTCAAATAATTCTTGAACAAATATTGCCCCTATTTTGGAAATAAAATTTATTGCGAATTTTTTGAATTGTTTAGTAAAATCAACTAATCCTTTTATTGAGTCCGTAGTTTCTTGACCGATGGCTTTTAACATTACATATATTGGTAACAATATTTTAGGTGTTAAAAAAGCACTTGCAATACCTTGAGCGATTAATTTTATAAAATTTAAATTTAAAGCCGCTTGTGCGTTGGTTTGAATACCGGCACCCCATTGAGGATTATCTGCTAAGACTTGAGTTAAATTATCGGCAGCATTAATAAAATCACTATTATTCTCGATTAAATTTAAATTATTTATTTGGTTAATTACCGC